GTGCCACTTGCATGTTCGAGTTAAAGTTGACCGGAGATGTCTTCAATGGCGGTCCGAACAACAACGGCTCGACCTTCCAATCCTTCCCGATCATGTGAAGTAGCTCACCCTCAAACGTGACAATGCACTCTTCCATTTCCTTTTCCAATTCGTCTAACCTCTTGCCATCAACCAACATACCGTTGATCTCAAGGTCCATCAAACAAAACTGGAATGGCATCTCGATCTCATAGAACAAACGATCCATACCTTGCTGGTGAATCTCTTTGGCAAACAACACGTGAAGGTGCCATGTCCAGATAGCATCGTTGATCGCGTAGTCCCAGAACAACTCAGAGTGGTGACCAGCTTCTGCCGCTTGCTTATATGTCACTGTCTCTTCTTCATCCAGGTATAGCTTCGCCAAATGCTTCAGGCCAATTTGGTCACACTCATCAATGATGTGTGCCGCTGTCATGGTACAGAAAATTTGTTCGGTGACTTCAGTAATGCCAGCCTTATGCAACACCTTCAAGTCATATGGTGCGTTATGCATAATCAACTTTTTAATCTTGGTGCGGAACTGTTCTTTGATGAACTGCAACATACTATCGTCCAGTACATCGTGGAATGTTAGATCCACATAACACGCTGCCTTTGCGGTACTGAATGAACAGCCTGTGATGTTCAGGTAGTAGTAGTTCAACCCTGTAGTTTCTGTGTCAAACGCTACCTTCGTGACATCGTTGTGCTTGAACCAGTGACGCAACTGATGCATGTTAACAATTACTGACTTTTCCAATGCAACCTCCTTTAGAACTTGCGGAGTATTTTAAGGTGTTCAGTCATCCCTGACTCAGTGTCATACCATCCCAGCCTGTCGCCTTTAAACTCTGGGTAACGCCGTGCGTGTTTGATGTTCGCCTTCGTGTTCAGGTTACATCTTCGCATCGACTTCGCCCTGGCGTGAGCCTCGGGAAAGTTCTTCTTGATACGTTCCAATCGCCGGTAGATCGCCTTGTTGCTGACTCCCAGTATCTGGCCAATGGCTCTTGCATTGAAACCCTGTGCCCATAGTACGATGGCAATCTCCTGCTTATAGGTAGGTCGTAGTTCAGCCATGCCCACCTCCTTTCGTCCATATTACTATTATACCAGATTTTGATAACAGTGTCAAGCCTTAAAACTTTTTTTTAAAAAAATTCTCAGATAGCCCTCAAATGGGCCTCAAACGTGGTAATATACGTCTATATAGTAATGGGAGGTCTAATGTTTATCTTTTAGGAGACAGTATGAAAAAAGGTCAGATCCCGGTAAAGTCAGTGTCAGACGAGATTTACGACAAGGAGATGTCTGCCATGCAGCGTGAGAGACTACAGCGTGAGTACCAAACTTTCATGGAATCACTTGACCAGGAGGATGCATCTGAACTGCGTAGATACCTCCTGAAGTGACACTCTGCCTGATCTTTCTCCGCTTTTTTACCTGTTCGGACATTATATTTTATAAGTTATATTATATTAAAGGGTTATATTAATATAGCTTTATTAATATTATATTATTATTCCTATAGTAGCTTGCGGAGAAAAATATGCCAAGAAAGAAAGTGGCAGCAGCACCGAAGAAGACAGAACTGGAAAAGGTAACTGACCAAGGAGCGGAAGCGGTTGACCTGAACAAACTCAACGAGGCACTGGACCTTGTCGAGACAACACTAGGGGAGGCACCAACAAAACTCAAGCAAGGGGCTGAATTCAATTTCACCTACGTTGACATTGCCACTCGCCTTGCGGCAGCAGGGATAAAGGAAGACGACATTGCATTCATTCTGGGTGTAAAAGGTCGGGTAATGAAATCGTGGAAACGCAAGGTACCTTTGTTCAAGCAAGCACTGCAGGATGGTAGACGACTTGCTAAGTCATACTTGATTGCTCAGGGACTTCGAGCAGCAGCAGGATATGACTACGTTGAAAAGAATGTGAAGTGGAAGACCAAAGTACTGGAGGATGGGACAACGGTCCGGTACCCAGCAGAGGTCAGTGAGTACCACAAGCACCAAGCACCTAACCCACAACTGCTGATGTTCATGCTTTGCAACATGTCACGACAGTTGGATGAGGGTGAGGACATCTGGACTTCGGCACACAAGATTGACGTGCACGAGCAGAAAGATATCAATGTCACTATCTCAGGGAAGATGGCTAGTGACCAAATCAATAAGTTGGCTGGCAAACTTCTGGAGCAGGAAGGACGCAAGGCCATTGAGTCAAAGGTGATTGATGAGTAAGAAGATCCTCAAACTCTTTGCAACATGCAAGACTGCCGACGAGTTCTATGCGGAGATCCCACGGGACTTGGAAGGCAACATCAAGTTCAGACGGTTGCTGCATGCGACACTAGCTGAACACAAAGGTTTGATCCCAGGCTTTCGTGCATGGTGTACCGAGAACAAGAAGATCGTCTTTGACACTTGTCTCTTTACCTACAACCCTCGAAAGAAGCCAGGGTTTCAGAACAGACCGTTCATACTGCGACCTAAGCAACAAGACATGGTTGATCGACTATGTCACTCTATCGACTACAGTCACGATATCATCGTTGACAAGTCACGTGAAGAGGGAGCGACTGAAGTTATTTGCAAACTATTCACCATTTACTTTCTACTGCACGATCAGGTTTACTTCTTGGTCGGTTCACGTAAGGAAGACTTGGTTGACAAATCTGTCATGGTGAAACATGGCCGAGTGATCGGACCGCACCAGACACTATTCCACAAGATAATGTATGCCATTGCACACCTACCAGTATGGTGGAGCGTTAACTTTGTCAAGAGTCACTGCTTCCTGCAGAATCTTGATAACGGAGCGATGATCGAAGGTGAAGCAACAAACGATTCCTTCGGTGCTGGTAACCGTGCTACTGCTGTCTTGGTTGATGAAATGGCACGTATAGAACCCAAGACTGCACAGTACATCAGTGACAACATTCGTGACACCACGGACGTTGCCATCTTCAACAGCACTCACTTCCTGTGGGGATCTGGTCATCCCTACTCGAAGCTATTGAAGAGTAACAAGATCGAAAGATTTGTCCTCGGCTGGGAACACAACCCCGAGAAGAACGTTGGGCTGTATCAGTCACCAGCAGTTGACATAATCAAGATTTTCGATATCGACTATTACCGTAAACAATCACCAGTGTTTGACAAGATCGAAGCTGGTGAAATGTTCAACTGGTCGCAACTAAGGGCTGAGAACCCAGAACTAGATGATGCCGTGCGATTTGTCGCAGACGGAGGCGTAAGCAATTTCGGGTGTAAAAGAAGCCTATGGTTCGACGGTGAAACAGTTGATCGTTCTCGTAGTAAGACTGACATTGCTCAGAACATCTTGCGTATTCCACAGGGTGCTGCTGAGCAGTTCTTCAGTCCAGACGTTCTCAGCACGTATGAGAATAAGTTCGCACATGAGGCTACGTTCCAAGGCCGCTTCCTGCCTACAATGGATAACGGGATTATCAGCGGTGGTGGACTACAGCGTCACGAAGATGGGAACCTCTTGCTTTACAGTGAGCTTCGTCACGATAGAGATGGCAAGCTCATCATGAATCCAAGACACAACTACATCGTAGCGTGTGACATCTCTCGTGGTACTGGTGCCTCGAACTCAGTGGCTGTAATCGTAGACGTCAATGATCGAAAGGTTGTCGGTGTATGGTGTGACGGTTACACGGATGTGGTAGACTTCGCAGAGCTAGCCGTTGGTTTGTGTAAATGGTTGGGTGGAGCGTTTCTCATCTGGGAAGCTAATGGCCCAGGTGACACATTCGGCAAGCGTGTGGACAAACAAAATTATCACAACTACTACTGGTACAAAGATGAGCGTACCGTGGGAGCGAAAGAATCAAAGAAGCCTGGGTGGTATAATACTCCAGGTGTCAATGGAACAAAGATCTCAGTCCTCACTGATCTTGATGCAGGGCTGAATGAAGCATTGAAGACCGAGCGTCTGAATCACTACATCGAGATTCCTGATGAGTACGTTCTGAGTGAGATGTGTAACTACATCTTTGCAGCAGGACGTGCGGACGTTATCGCGTCTGATGAAGTAGCATCTAGCAGTGAAGGTAAGTTCGCCCACGGAGATAGGGTCATGGGAGTAGCCTTGGCTTTCTTTGCGTTGAAGTATCAACCACCAAAGAATTTCCAGGAGAAGCGAACGCCACCTCAAGAGTCCTTCGAACGCCGGTATCAGAAATGGCTGCGTGCGAAGAAAGCAAAGGAAAGAGGTCAACGAAAGTACAGGTATAATTAATGGCTAGATATCCGTTGAAAGAACGCAATGTAAAGATGAACTTTGTTCGTCGTTGTCAGATGTTGTCAAAGGCATGGCAAGAGCAAGCAAAGGCACCATTGCAGAAAAGCAAAAAGATGTGGCAGTTGTGGGACTCTGGCTACCACGTACCAGGATACTCACGTGAGCATACCATCAACCTGCTGGACCGTGGTATGGGTGCTATCATCCCGTTTCTCGTAGACGGTGATCCACGTATCATGGTTGAGACACAGATCCCATCACACCGACCTTGGGCTAAGACAACAGAACTTGCGATGAACTACTTCGTTGAGAAGCTGAACTTCGCTGAGGATGTCCTTATTCCGCTGGTAAGAAATTCATTGGTTTCTGCAGGTGTGACACGAACTAATCTGGTTCACACAGCAACCGTCGAAGGTGACGTTGGTAAGTACATGTTGTCCCGTCCTGAAGTGGAAGTGATTGATTACGCTAACTACATCGGTGACCCTGCGGCAACATGCAGACGTAACTTTGCATTCGAAGGACACCAGTACATCATGCCAACCGAATACGCCAGAGAGTTCTTTGGCAAGAGTTGGATCGTACCGGACAATTCACTGATCAACAAGTTGTCACCACGTGACATTGCACGGCCAGAGTTTGACCGCAACGTGTTGGCACTACGAAGTTACACGACATTCATTGACCTGTATCTCTACGAAGAGAACGTGATCATCACCATCCTGCCTGAAGGTGGGAAGGCTAAGATCGTTCGGACAGTAGAGTGGGATGGACCTGAAGGTGGGCCTTACGATGTACTCGCGTACAAGTACATGGCTGACGATCCTATTCCGATTCCTCCTGCATGGTCATGGCACGACATGGACGTGACTATGAACTTGTTGGTTGACAAGATGAAGCAGCAAGCAGAAACACAAAAGGATATTCTGGCCTACGAAGATCGGGCCGAAGAAGATGTGCAACGCATCATTGAGACGCCAGGGACTGGTACCGTCCGAGTGAATAACCTGAACGCGATCAAGCCCATCAGCTTTAATGGTGTTAACCCTCTGAACTTTTCTTGGGTGGACTATGTCGAAAACCAATTCACAAAGCAAGGTGCGGCACCCGATGTTCTCGGTGGGCGAGGAACTTCAGCAGATACTCTTGGACAAGAACAAATGGTGTTTGCAAACGCAACGCGTCTTGTGGGAACGATGTACTCTCGATTCGCATCAGTTGCCGAGTCGATCCTCAAGAAACTCGCCTGGGCGTTTTGGACTAATCCCACTACGTATGTTCCGGTACTCAAGGAAATTCCAGGAGTCGGACAGTTGCCAGTTGTATTCTCGGGTCAAAAACAAGTAGGTGACTTCTATGACTTCGCCTTCAAGATTGCTCCGTACAGTACACAACGTGACATTCCTGACGTCAAGTTCCAGAAGCTTATGCAGTTCATGGTTCAATGGATTCTTCCTACGATGCAGCTTGCTGCACAGCAAGGTACATCTTTGGATATTACAACAGTGTCACAGGTTCTTGCATCTTACATGGGCATCAACAGCATCGACCAATGGTACAAGTCAGCGGTCCCTCAATCGCAGCTTGACCTTGTTAACTACACGATGCTTCCTGGGAATGGACAAGGTAATGATTCATTCGGTGCAAACATGGGAAGCAGGAATGCGAATCTTGCACAACAGCAAGCACGAGCGGGTGGACAGTCTTCACCTAATCAACAGACAGGGATGCCACAGTAATGAGTATTTGGTCATCAGTATGGGACATCGTCACCAAGATTCCTCCTTTTGAGATTATCAACGAAAATGAACTTGGTGTTCGTTTAAGATTTGGAAAGTATAAAACTCGATTGGGTCCAGGCATTCATTGGAGAGTGCCTGTGATCCACGAGATCCAAACTCTTGATGTCAAGGAGCAGATCATTGATTTACCTTCACAGGTGATTGGTGACATTGTTGTTGAAGCTACTATCCGGTACGCTGTGGATGATCCTCGCCTTGCATTGCTTGAGGTACAGGATTATGATAACAGCCTGATCAACTTTACTTTGGGTTTGATCGGGTCTGTTCTGTCCAGAGTA